AACAAATATATCTTTTCTTTCTTCAGGTATATCATAATATTCAATAAATTCCTTTTCTTCTTCTTCTCTTTCTTTTTTTTCTTCCTCGTCTTCAAATATTTCGCCTTCTTCTACTTCAGGTGCTTCAGTTCTACGAAGAGGAACGTCAGGCTCTAACCTTAGATTGTGTAACATATTTTTTGTAACAAATGTATAAATTAAAGGCTCGTTAATTTTTTCAACATCTAAATTATTAAATTCATCTAAATAATATATATAATCTGTTGCTTTTATTTCATAGACACCTATTTGAATTACTTTATTATTTTTTTTAACTAAATAAATCGGAAAATACAATATATTTTTATCCTCAAATGTATTTTTGGCATTTCCTACAGCAATAATAACATCAACATCAAGAATCTCCAATTGAAATAAACTTGCTTCTGTTTTTAAATCGCCAGCATCAACACTTTTTAATTCGGGATAACTTACATCATTATTTATTTTTGATACCACCATATTTATAATTTATTGAAATATTTTATATATTTGTAATAATACATATTATTGTTCTATTTCAGCAAATAATTTTTTAGATAGTTATATATTTTTTATTTATATTTATTATCATTTTTTCTAATATTTATAGTATAATTAATGGTTTTACATATTTTCTTATTTAAAATGATAATAATTCTTTAAATTTTTAGATAAAAAATGAAAAATATAAAAAGTGGAAGAAAAAGGGAATTTTTTTTCCCAAAAGTATTTTCGACTTTTGAATTTTGGACAAAAAAAATGTCCAAAAATGAAAACCTGAAAAAAATCTTGGGAAATTTGCACCCTCACTGCATAATGAAAAATTATGGTAAGGTCACTAAAAAAAAATTTTCAACTTTGTTACCATAATTTTTTTTTATTTAAAAAACAAAACAACTTAAATTTTTTTCTTGTCAATGATTAAGCAATGTTGGCAATCCAAAAATCGCAAAAAAATCGCACAACCTATGAGTGTAGTTTTTGTGACTATAATACGTCAAATAAATTTGATTATGAAAAACATACGCAGACCATAAAACACAAAAAGTCCGTTTTGGCAATCAAGGAAAGCGATTTGGCAATGATTTTGTCGCAAAAGTCGCAAAAATCGCAAAAAATATATATGTGTTGTAATTGTAATAAAGAATACAGAGATAACTCTGGATTATGGAAACATAAAAAAAAATGTAATGCCAAAAATACTATGAATAATAGTGAATGTACTGAAACACAAAATTCTGAAATTAATGATTTAAAAGATTTTATGAAATATTTAATGAAAGAAAACACTGAAATGAAAAATATGATGATGGAAGTTGTTAAAAATGGAACTCACAATAATGTTACAAATACTAACTCGCATAATAAAACATTTAATCTGCAATTATTTTTAAATGAAACATGTAAAGATGCGATGAATATAATGGATTTTGTAGAATCAGTTAAGCTTCAGTTATCTGATTTAGAAAAAGTTGGTGAAATAGGTTATATAGATGGAATATCTAATATAATAGTTAAAAATTTAAAGGCCTTAGATGTTGAAAAACGCCCAGTTCATTGTACCGATTTAAAAAGGGAAATTTTATATATCAAAGACGATAATAAATGGGAAAAAGAAGAACAAGAAAATACAAAAATACGGAATGCCATAAAGCATATAGCTCATAAAAATTCTAAACTAATACCACAATTTAAAGAAAAACATCCCGATTGTAATAAAAGCACTTCAAAAAAATCAGACCAGTATAATAAACTTATTATAGAAGCAATGGGAGGAGCTGGTGATAATGATTATGAAAAAGAAGATAAAATAATAAAAAATGTAGCCAAAGAGGTAATTATTAATAAAGAAAAATATTTACAATAATTTATTGTATTATTCTATTTTAGCTAATACTTTTTTATTTAATAATATTCTTGCAATAAAATCTTCTTCATTTTTGTTTGACATATATATATTAATAATTTCTGCTGGTGAATAAAAATATTCTTTTATTTGTGTTAATTTATTTGCATCAATGTTATTTCCAAATAAATGAAAATACATTTCACTTATTGTATTGTAACTTGCGTTATCAAATTTATGCGTAATATCTATTCTACCTGGTCTAATTAATGCCGAATCTAATTTATCATAATGATTAGAAGATATAATTATAATTCTACCTGGAGTTTCTAGTATTCCATCCCATAAACTTAAAATATCATCAAGAGTAATCGGATCATCTTCAATTGGTTTGCACGTAATAAGTTGTTTAAATTCATCTTTTACATCTGTTATTTTTGTTAATGTGTCTTCTATTTTATTTTGAGGACTTTCTGTTAATTGTTTTTGTTGCTTTTGCATTTGATTTGTTCTTTCTAAAATTATATCTCCAACGCAATCAATGTCTTCAAATACTACTATTTTTTTGTCAAATGAAATAGATCCTTTTGAATTCAACGAAGAATATTTGTTCTCAAAAAAAAAATTATCTAATTGTCTTTTTGTTTTAATTAATTTGAGAGAAAACATTATAATATGCCTATCAGTATAATTTGCCAACGCTTTAATAAATGACGTTTTTCCTGTTCCTGGAGGTCCATACAATCCTATTCCTAGTGAATAAGGAATTCCTTTTTCATAATACCAATTACGATTATTTATAAAAAAATTTACTTTTTCTATTAATTTAGATTTTCCATCAAAAAAAATATTATTGAAACTTCTAGTTGTTTCAAAAATTTCTTCTCTCCAACAAGATAGTTTATTGTCTTCTTCATATTTTACTTTATCTAAAAAATAAATAAATTTAATATTTTCTCTACTTGTCTTTATAGAAGCTAAATATTTTTTTGTTATGTTATCAATATATTCTTTTAAATAACTGACAGAATATTTATATGAATAAATCTCTATTGTAATTTTATCTGTTTTTACTATTTTATTATTTTTATTTTCATTTTCATCATTTTCATTTAAAATTGTTGAACAAACATAAATATGCTTGTCTAATAAAAAAGATTTTTTTTGATAAACAATATACATATCTGATGATTTGTATCTATTTTCATCTGTAGAAGCAGAACTTTGAATGTCTGAATGTGTTTCTTTTATTTTATAAATAGTTGGATTATTCTCTATGTTATTAATTATATACTCCCATAAAGCCTTAAACCTATCACTATAAATTGATGTATGGACGCTCGGTTGGCCATATGGTGAAGCTACAAAACAAATTTTGCCTTCTATGATAACAATATTTTTTTTAAAAAATAAATTAATAATGTCTTCAATTCTAATAAAAAATAAATGTCTATTTTCATTCGCATAGTTAAGTCCAATAGTAAAAAAAGTAATAAATATTGATGAAATTATTGTATCATATATAGGATTTCCAGTTTTAAAATAATTAAATAATGCCATTTTGCTAACGTTTAAATAATTATAACTTAAATTTTCTATAAAACGAGACATGATAAGTAAATATTTAATTATATTTTTAAATTAGTTAAACTTTATAACAAGATATATTTTTTCATAAATTTATCATTTTTTAATTCATTAACATAAAACCACATATTTTTTCTTTTAAAAACAATTTCTTGGTTTTTTGTATCATTTTCAAATGTTACTAATGCCAATATTATTTCTTCTTTATTACACTTGTTTATTTTTATGTTTTGTGATATTCCATAATAGGAACATATAAGCATTAATTCTTTTATTGTATAGTTAATATTGTAATTTATAATATTAACGGCATCTTCATCATGTTTATTTTTTTTAGATAAGATATTTGTTAAATTGGGATTTTGTGGTTCTTCTTTTTGTGGTTCTTCTTTAAGTAGTTCTTCTTTACTTTCATTTTCACTAAAAAAAAATTTTATATTTTCTTCAAACATTAGGTAATTAAATAATAAATATATTTTTTTAATATTTAATTTAATTTTATTTACATTTTTAACCATATTTACATTTTAACCATACTTACATTTCCACCATATCCATAAACTTAAATATAGTTTTGCTCGTTAAACTTTTATAATCTTTTGCCTTACTATTTGCGATTTTATTTATTATTTCTATAATAGTACTACCATTTATTAAATAATTAGTGGTTTCATTTTCATATAATTCTTTTTTAAATAAAATACTAATGTTTTCAGCAAGCTCATCTACTTCATTTTTTTTATTTTCAAGTGAAATAAAATTATTAATTTGTTCCAATAAAATCCACATAATTTGAATAATTTTTTGTTTTGGAATTACATTATTTATTGTTAAATTTAAAAAGAATGTTGCTAAAGATTTTCTTTTTTCATTATTTTTATTTATTTCACAAAATTTATCATAGTCTACTGATGGATCTACATATTGAATATCATTAAACAATGCCGAAAACTTACTTAAACTTTCATCAACTACTTCTCTCATCGTTTCATAATTATCTATTAGATCTGAATAAATATCCGCATATAATTTTGAATAAAATCTGTTTGTTGATGCTATTTCAAATATTATTAAACTTACATTTACTATATCTTGTTTTGAAATACCATTAATAATTTCAAATACTTTTAACCTAATATCCAAATAAGTTTTATCTGTCAATTTATTTAAGTGTGACCTAATAATATCTATCTGTGCATTTACTCCTTGTTTTTGTTCTATTTTAGTAGTCTGAAATGATTTCATTGTTTCCCATTCTTCATTATTTATAATTTCTGCGTTTCTATTATTTTTTTTTCTTTTTAAATGTGATAACTGAGGTTTTATTTCTGAAGACAATGTTTCGTTATTTGGAACCTCTTTTTTTTGAAAATTTGGAGTTTTTACATAATTAGGTGCTCCGACTTCTGACGCTAAACTTGAAATTAGCTTTAATGTTGCCTCGGGTAAATTATAATTAAATCCATTGTTAATAATATTATTAAAATCATTTAAAGTATATCTGTTTTGAAAGATTGCCATTTTGTATTTTATAATATATTAATTTTAAAGCATTTATTTATATCAATTTTTTTTAATATTATTATTTAAATGTGCTTAAATAGATATAATAATATTAATTATATTATTATGGAGACTTTAAGCCAAGATTTAAGCCAGCAAGAGGTTATAACAGACGAATATGAAATAGAAACATGGGACCAATTAGATATTGATCCACAATTATTAAGAGGAATTTATTCTTATGGTTTTGAAAAACCAAGCCCTATTCAAAAAAAATCAATCCATCATATTTTTAATGGAAAAGATATTGTCGCCCAAGCACAATCAGGAACGGGAAAAACGGCTGCTTTTAGTATAGGAGCATTACAACGTGTTAATGTTAAAAATAATAATACTCAAGTTTTAATTTTATCTCCCACAAGAGAATTAACAACCCAAACAAGTGACGTAATAAAAAGTTTAGGATGTTATATGGAAAAACTTCGTATTGAGACATCATTTGGAGGCATATTAAAAGAAGAAACAAATAGCTTTTTAAATAGAAATATTCCACATATTATATGCGGGTGTCCGGGTAGAGTATATGAAATGCTGCGAAGAGATAAAATTTCAGCAAGATGTATAAAACTTATTATACTTGATGAAGCAGATGAAATGTTGTCTAATAGTTTTAAAGAACAGGTATATAATATTTTACAATATTTAAATAATGATGTGCAAGTTGCGTTATTTAGTGCAACTTTGCCAACGCATATATCTAATATTGTTGATAAAATTATGCGTAATCCAGTTAAAATTAATGTAAAGGCTGAAGCATTAACTCTAGATGGTATTTCTCAATATTATGTCGCTGTTGAAGATGATAGACAAAAATATGATACACTAAAAGATATTTTTTCTTTTATATCACTTACACAATGTATTATATATTGTAATAGTGTAAAAAGAGTGAAGGATTTACATGCCGCAATGGTTGAAGATGATTTTCCTGTTTGTTGTATTCATAGAGATATGGAAAATATAGAACGCGACAAATCTTTTAAGGATTTCAGGAAAGGAACATCACGTGTGTTGATTTCATCAAATATAACTTCACGTGGAATTGATATTCAACAAGTTAGTGTAGTGATTAACTTTGATTTGTCAAAATGCGTACATAATTATTTACATAGGATAGGAAGAAGTGGACGATGGGGAAGAAAAGGTGTAGGAATAAATTTTATTACGCGAAAAGATATAGGTAAAATTAAAGAAATTGAAAACCATTATGGTTGTAAAATAGAAGAATTACCTCAAGATATGTCTATCCTAAAATTGTGTTAATTTATTTTTTGATTTTTATTTGTTGGTTTTTATTTTTTGATTTTTATTTTTTATTCGTTGAATATTTTTATTATATTTCTTATTTTTTAATATAATTAAATGGTAAACAAAACTGATGAATTAGATAAATCTGAAGAAAATAACGAATTTGATGAACCAAATAAACACGATAAACTTAACGAATTTTTTAAATTACCGATTTATTATAACGACTCTAAAGTATCTTTAAAACAAAATATTATTGATGATTTAGAATTAATCAATACGATTGATACATCATGTAATCCTATTTATACATATAGTTTTAATAATGATAATGATTTGTCAAACGCAATAACAAATCAAATGTCTAAGTATTACACAACAGATGTTAATTTTTTAAAAGATAATCAAACATTACTTAAAACTTATACAAAACCAAATGGCAAATATATAAATTATTCTCCAAATTATAAAAATATAATAGATATTTGGAGTGATATTATAGATGATGATAATTTTAAAGATAAATATTATTATTTTGATTGGCCTATGTTAGAATTTTTAAATAAATCAGACATTATTTTATTATGTTTAACTTTATGTAATATTTCTGCTCCAGTTATTTCATTATTTACTCCACTAATAATTTTAATTATTCCATTTATTTTTATTAAAATAAAAGGATTAGAACTTAATATGGTTGAATATATGGCATTATTAAAAATTATAGCACAACAACACTCTATTGGAAAATTAATATTTAACTTTAAAACCGCAGACATTCAAGAAAAAATGTATTTATCTATTTCTGTGGCTTTTTTTATTTATTCTCTATATCAAAATACGCAGGTTTGTATTAAAACATATAACAACATTATTAAAATTCACAACTATATTAATGAAATAAATATTTACTTAGATTACACAATTGATAATATCAATAATTATATAAAATATTCTTCTAATTTAAATACACATATCAAATTTAATCTTGAATTAGAAAATAAACTTAAAATACTTATTAGCTTAAAAAATAAAATAAAATCCATATCAGAATTTAAATTTAGTTATAAAAATATATATGAATTAGGATTTGTTTTAAAATGTTTTTATGAGCTACACGAAAATCCAATATATACTGAGACTTTAATATATTCTTTTGGATTTAATGGTTATATTGATTGCATTGAAGGTTTGATTTTTAATATTCAAGACAAAAAAATAAACTTTTGTGATTTTATAGAAGAAAATAAAAAAAGTGTATTTAAAAATAGTTACTATGCATGTCTAAAAAATACTCAACATGTTAAAAATACCATTAAATTAAATAAAAATATAATAATTACTGGTCCAAATGCTTCAGGAAAAACAACCATATTAAAAAGCACACTAATTAATATAATTTTTTCTCAACAATTCGGGTGCGGATTTTACGACACAGCAAAATTATGTCCTTTTAAACATATTCATTGCTATTTAAATATACCTGATACATCTGGAAGAGATAGTTTATTCCAGGCAGAAGCAAGAAGATGTAAAGAAATAATAGACATAATAAATTCTAATAAAAGTGATAAGCATTTTTGTGTATTTGACGAAATTTATTCAGGAACTAATCCAGAAGAAGCTGTTGTAAGTGCTACTTCATTTTTAAAATATTTAGTTAAAAATAAAAATATTTCTTGTTTAATTACAACACATTTTATAAAAATATGTAAAAGATTAAATAGTAATGTGAATTTTGAAAATTTTAATATGAGTTCGGTTGTTGACGTAAATAAAAATTTAATATACAAATATAAAATAGTTAAAGGAATTTCAAATATAAAAGGCGGTATTCAAGTTTTGCGTAAATTAAATTACCCTAAAGAAATTATGAATTCGTTAATAAAATAATAAATTTATATATTCTTTTTTTAATAAAATGTCTTTTATAAATTTATTTAATCCATCATTTTTAATGTTTTTAGGAATATTAGTATTAGTAGCTGTTTTATTGGTTGTTTATATTGAAAGTAAGATAAGAGAACAAAATCATAAAATGTCGGCTATGGTTGGGCTCATTTCTTCTTTAGCGGGAGAACTTAACGTAATTAAATTAAACGTACAAAATAATAAACAAGGCGGAAAAAATTCATATCCAGCATTTTCAAATTTGATTGAGGTTTCAGATGATGAAGACAATAATAGCGAGGAACATGAAAATGAAAATGAAGATGAAGATGAAGATAAAGATGAAGATACAAATGGTGAAGACATCAATGATGAGGATGATGATATAAATGATGATGAAGATAACGATGACGAGGAGGATAGTAGTGACGATAATAGTAATAAAAAAGACAACAATGATGGAGTAAAAATATTAAAATTAGATAATTTGTTTAGCAGAATAAACAATGAAACACAAAATAGTAATTTAAATGATATTGATGAAATGAGCGAAATTAATGATTTAGAAAATTTAAACAACTCTACTATTGGAGATGATTTAGATGAAATAGATGATTTAGATGATTTAGATGGTGAAAATATACAACACACAGAAGATGCTATTCAAGTAACAGAAAAAATAACCAACACAGAAGATAATTTTAAAAATTCATTCAATTTAGATCTAAAAACGATAAATATAAACTTTATTGAAGAAACAAAAAACATTGGAGAACATAAAACTATAGAAGAACACAAAACTATAGAAGAACACAAAAATATTGAAGAAACTGATTATAAAAAAATGTCAATCAATAAACTTAGAAATATTGTATTGGAAAAAGGATTATCTACTGAACCTTCAAAATTAAAAAAACCTGAAATACTTAAAATGCTTGGAATTGAGTAATAGTTTAGCTGATATTTTATAATATTTTATAATATTTTATATAATATAATAATATAACATGAGTTGGGCCACTTGTTATTCTGGATGCAATAATGCTTATTTTAATTTGCCACCTATAATGGCAGATGGAAGAAATTATGCTTCTTGGCAACCTGAAGCAGTCGTAAATAAACATATACAAATTCAAGAAAATATCAATAGTAATTGGAATTATAGAAAATACATGCAAGATAATGGACTTAAAATAATGAAATACAACTCTTTAGAAGCTTGTTATGATTTGGGTCTTAATCCACATATACATACTAATGCTACCCCTTCAAGTAATGTTCCACATAAGTTTAAAAATGTATTTGATACAAGCACACCTGGATTTGGGTATTGTAATAGTGATTTAAAAAATCCTTATTTAACACGAGAACAATTAAATTCAAGATTAGTGTCTCCATCTATAAATCCAATTAATTTTCAAAAATAAATTACATTTAGAAAATTATCTATTTTAAATATATAATGGCAACAAAAAAATATTTAAAAAAAGGAAAAAAAGGTCATAAAAAAAGACATGGAATGCGTGGAGGAGCACCGATAAAAATATCATATGACAAAGTTAAACAAATTGTAACAACCATATTTGAAAATTCTATTCGTACAGGACAAGCTGTTACTAATATTGTAATAGCAAATGCTATTTTTGAAGTACTAGGAGGTGCTATGGGTAGAGATGAATTAGCACAGATGACTGACTTGGCTATTACTATTTTTGCTTCATCTTTACAATTTGTTTTATCATCATTGACATTAACAGCAAGTGTTATTTCAACAGCTACGTCACAAGTAACAAGTGCAACATCGTTTATTGCAGGTAGCTTATGGTCGGCAGCACAAGCTATTTCAAATGTTTGTTCAAAAAATCCTACAGCAGCTATCGCTTTAGGCTCTGCGGCCACTGGGGCAATAGGAACACTTGCGGTAACTACAGATTTACCTAACATAATAAGAACACAAATACAACGGATCGGATATTATGGTGTTATAGATTCTGTATCTGTTATGTTATTTGATTTACTTATAAAATCAGGATTTTTTCAAGATGAGGAATATAACCAACTAACAATAGAAAATTTACCTCAAAATGAAGTTAATAATGTTGTGGATTCAATTGTAAGCTCAAGTAGAGAAAATACACCTGAACCATCCCCCGCATCTTCACAAGATGATGAAGAAGATATAGTTGTTCCTGCTTTAACTGATGAAGATATAGAACGCCTAGTAGGTACACTAAATAGCATGGAATCACAAATTAATAGTCTTTTACAAAATATAAAAAATTATGATGATCTTTCTAAAGCTTTTGAAGAAGATGTAGAAAAAATGCCTTCTATTTGTCATATTAAAAGAAAAAATGTTGATGAAGAAGAACCAGTATATGAACAACGTTCTAACGTAAAAATTCCAAAGCTTCCTGATAATGACCCACTTCCAAGAATTTATGATTCAAGCGATGAAGAAGAAGAAGAAGAAAAACAAAGTGGTGGAAAAAGAACAAGACATAGAAAAAGAAAACATAATAAAAATAAAACAAAAAAAATAAAACATGCAAAGAAACATACAAAAAAGCATAAAAAACATATGAAAAAACATACAAAAAAACATTAAATAAAAAAACATTAAATAAAATTATAAATAATTTAATAACAATTTATAAATTATTTATATATGAAAGTTCTTAGTATAGATGTTGGAATAAAAAATTTGGCTATTTGTTTTTTTGAAAATCCGACAGACTCCAACAACTTTCAAATAACAAAATGGGATGTAATTAATGTTTCAGAAAGTGAAGTAATGAAATGTTGTTTTACAGATAAAAATATTTTATGTAATAAACCTGCCAAATTTAAAAAAAACAATGAATGCTTTTGTTTAAAACATTCAAAAAAACAAAATTTTCAAATACCTACACCCGAGTTAAAATCATCTTTTATAAATAAACAAAAAATACAAAAATTATTTGAAATAGCAGATAAAAATAATATTAAATACGAAAAACCAATAAAAAAAATAGATTTAGTAAATGTTATAAATGAATATATACATAACAATTATTTTCAAGAAATTAAAACTATTAATGCATCTAAAGTTGATTTAATTACTATTGGAGCAAATATTAAAGATAAGTTTAATGAAATTTTTTTTGGCGAAGATTTTATCGACTATGTTATAATTGAAAATCAAATTAGTCCTATTGCGAATCGTATGAAAACTATACAAGGAATGATCGTTCAATATTTTATAATGTGTGATGTTGTAGTAGAAAATATTGAATTCATATCCGCTTCAAATAAATTAAAAGATTGTGATATTAAAGATAAAACAAAATATAGTGATAGAAAAAAATTAGGAATCTCAAAATGTTTAGAAATTATTACAACAGACCATAGATTTGAAAATCAATTGAATTATTTTAACTCACATAACAAGAAAGATGATTTGTCGGATTGTTTTTTACAAGGTTTGTGGTTTATTAATGAAAATAAATTATAATAAAAAAATATATATATTTTAATTCGTAATACTTAAAATTAAATGTTCTATTTAATGAATAATAATGACGGATATGATTGAAATTTCTGAAGTCAATTTTGGCGATGAAAATTGGAATAATGGACCATCAATGAAATCAACTAACTTTGGTGGAGGCCTAGAACTTTTAATGAATGATAAAGTTAAAGAAAATTCTAAGCCTAAAAGTGATATTGATTTAGAAGACTTAAATAATTTAGAAAATGAACTCAATGATCTTGTAGGGGACAATTTTGATGACAATTCATTTAAACCAAAATCTGATTTTTTTAATAATCCAAGTGTATCTTTTGAAGATAAGCAATCTGTTAGATTTAATGAAAATGTCAATACTATAGGTCAATCAACTGCCGAAACTATGGGAGAAACAAAAACGTGGGATGGATACGCCAAATTTAATAATATTCCCCTTAATCCAGATAAGCATATTTCTTCTCAGCCTCAGTTATCTAAGGAAGAACTATTGAAAGAAAAATTTAAGTATTTAAGAAAATTGGAAGCATTAGAGAAAAAAGGAGTAGAACTATCAAAAAAATATACTATGGATTCTCCACTCCAAGAAATGCAAGGAGAATATGAAACGATTATGGAAGAAAAATCACGACAAAATTCTGTTAAATTCCAAGGAAATATGTTAATGGCATGTATTAATGGAATTGAATTTTTAAATAGTAAATTTGACCCATTTGATATTAAACTAGATGGATGGAGCGAACAAGTAAATGAAAATATAAATGATTATGATGATATATTTAGTGAATTATATGACAAATATAAATCTAAGGCATCTATGGCTCCAGAATTAAAACTATTATTTCAATTGGGAGGTAGTGCTATGATGGTCCATATGACAAATACTATGTTTAAGAGTGCGATGCCAGGAATGGACGATATATTGAGACAAAACCCAGATTTAATGCGTTCATTTCAAACAGCAGCCGTAAATACTATGTCTCAAAATAGTCCTGGTTTTTCAGGATTTATGAATAATATAATTAATTCTGATCCTTCACCACAATATGGTATGGGACCACCTCCACCTATGGCAACACAAGGTCCAAATGCTATTCCAACACCATTAACACGTCCTGGAAATAATAATTATGCGAATCGTCCTGATTTAAATATGAGCCGCAGCAATTTTATGGATGATGGAATTAATTTTAGAGAAAGTTATGAACGAGCAGGTGGACAGGAAAAATCTAGCAGAACTATGCGTCCAGATATGAAAGGACCATCTGACCTATCAGATATGAAAGGACCATCCGATATATCAGATATTTTAAATAAATTAAAAACAAAAACTATAAATATTCAAAATCCTAGTCCTTCTCCTCAACAAGTAAACGACAATAGCACTATTAGTATAAATGATTTAAAGGAACTTCAAGGAGATGGTAACTTACCCAAAAAAAGTAAAAGACGACAAAAGTCATCAAGTAATACTATCAGTTTAGATATTTAAAGTAATACTCTTCCAATTTTTTAATTTATATTATATTTTTTATAACGTAATATAAATTTATTCAAAAAAAATATTCAAAAAAAAATATTCAAAAAAAATTATTCAAAACATTGTTTCATTTCTAACAAATGACTATATTTTAGGCGAATTAATCTATTTATCATATCTGCTTTTAATATTTTATCAACTTTTAAAATTTCTGATGTTTCATATATTAAATCTTTACTTTCTGTTATAATAAATTGAGCACATTCATATGATTGGTTTATTAATTTTAATACTTCATTATCTATAGTTTCCTTATATTTTTCGCTTAAACTGGGATATATTATATTTTCACCCATACCATAATATTTTATCATTTTTTCTGCTAATATTAATGCTTCCTCAAAATCATTTATTGCTCCCGTTGTAACAGATACACCATAAAAGAGTTCTTCGGCAATTCTTCCAGCCAATAAAATCATTAAATGTTCGAATAATGCTTCTCTAATATAAATATTACTTGTAGAACCCTCAAATACCGTATAGCCTGGACTTTTTGGTGAAGATAAGTTAATTACCACTTTTGTTACTTTAGAATGATGCTTTGAAAGTATTCCCACGACAGCATGTCCCATTTCGTGTATAGCTATGCGGTCTATAATATTTGACGTAAATTCGTGCTGATTTGGTTGCCATCCAGCAATCATTTTATTTAAAACCAAATCAAAATCAATATAACTAAATTTCGTATTGTTATATCTTAACGCGTTTAACATTGCTTCATTCAGTAAATTTTCTATTTGAGCACCTGAAAATCCTTCAGTTATCTCTACCAAGTCTTTTGGAATTATTGTATTATCATATGGTTTTCTTTTAATATGAATGTTAAGAATGGCTTCTCTTGTAGTTGCGTCAGGTAACCCAATATATATTTTTTTATCTATTCTTCCAGGGCGGATTAATGCGGAATCTAATAAATCTATTCGGTTGGTGGCTGCGATTATAAATATACCTGAAGAATCTTTAAACCCATCTAACTCTACTAGAAGGGAATTTAATGTACTATCTCGTTCTGATGATGAACTATCACTATCTGTTGTTCTTTTTCTTCCCAAAGCATCAATTTCATCAATAAATATTATACAAGGGATATTTTCTCTTGCCAGTTTAAATAATTCTTTTATTCTTGATGAACCGACACCAACATATTTTTCTTGAAAATCTGCTCCTGAAACTGCTATAAAGGCACAATTTGCTTCACCAGCTAATGCTTTTGATATGAGAGTTTTTCCGTTTCCTGGCGGTCCTTCTAATATTAATCCTTTGGGAAGTCTTACATTATATTGTGAATATTTTTGATAATTTTTTAAAATATCAATACATTGATATAATTCTTGTTTTACATTTTCATATCCTCCAACATCTTTAAACATAGTGGTGCATTTTTGAGATACTTCAAAATGTTTTGATTTTAAATTTTGTTTGTCTAAAGTTGATTTTTTATATTCATATTTGTTTCTATTCTCATTATCATTTCGGCCATTATGATAGCTATATTCTGTATCGTCTTGCTCATCATCATTATCCGGTTTTATACCTAATGAATTTAAATATTGTTGTTTATTTAAAATAATACGTAATTGTGGATATAGTATTTTTATTTTATCAGTATCATTATGATTTTTCACAATATCATCATTTAATATATTTTCATTCTGTATAGTTACATTTTCAGAGTTTAACAATCTCAATCTTCCTTCTTCAAAATACTGTTTAGATAATGGATAATACTTTCTATTATGTGTATTATTTTTTATTTTTAAAATGTCTTCATAATATTTATTATTAAATGGATTTGAATATAATTTTAAATTATTTTGATAAACAATAGGATAAAATTTAAACTTTATTAAATAACTTTTACACAATAAAAAAGATAAAAAATTTATTATTATTTTCATTTATATTACTACAAGTTTTGGGTTTATATTATTTACAAATTTATATAATTGTTTTTTATTTTTTGTAATAAATTCATTAAAGGTGTTTTATTTTTATCATAAATTAATGAATAGTATATTAGTTTTAAATTACCTTTTAAACTTTGTTTGTTTATATGGAGCCATACTATAAACAATATAAATAAAAATAAAGTAAATAGTATATCTTTTATTTTTAGAGGTGTATTCCTCAAAGTATAATATGGTATTATTTTTATGATAGTATTTATGATAATAAACATAATAATGGATTGAATTTTTGTTCCAAAATATAACATTAAACATAACATTATTAGGTTATCTATTATTCCTATCCCTATCGCGAACTTTGGGTTATATTTTGTGAGTTTAAAAATATATAATAAATACCACAAATATACCCAATATGAAAAAACTAAATCTATTCTAATTCGGTTCATTTACATTAAGTAAATTTATTAAATTTTTTATAAAATATAATTTTAATTAAATGGATAAATATAACTCAAACGTATGTCCCAAATCTGGCATAAAAATACATAAGAGTGATAATGATTATTCAAAAGATCCTTTTGTAAATTATAATAATAAACAAAGTAATAAAATTATTTTTAATACAAATAATCCAAATAATACAAATAATACAAATACAAGTAATACAAATAATACAAATAATCCAAATAATACAAATAATACAAATAATACAAAGACAAGTAATAAAACTATTGATTTAAATATAGATAATTATTCAAGAGAAGATTTATATGAACTATTTGGAATTTCAAACATAATACTTACAGATGAAATAATGAAAGAAACAAAAAAAATAGTTCTCAAAACACATCCAGATAAATCTAAATTAGAACCGAAATTTTTTTTATTTTATTCACAAGCATATAAAAGATTATATAGAATTTATGAGTTTCAAAATAAATCCACTAAAAACAGGTCCGAAACAAATTATGCTAATGAACGTGCAAATGAAGAAAATGAAAATAATTTAATATTAAAAAATGTATTTTCCGAAAATAAAAATTTAGAAACACCAGAAAATTTTAATAAATGGTTTAACGAAGCATTTGATAAATATAAATTAGAAGATGCGAATGAAAATGGATACGGACAATGGTTAAAATCAGAAGAAGGAATAGCTAATGTTACCAATGTTTCAAAAGCGGATATGAATATAGAATTTGAAAAACAAAAAAAACAAATTCAGGCTTTAAATGTTTATAAAGGAGTGAATGAAACTTATATGCCAATGTCTTGTGGTACATCTTTAATGGAATATAATGATAATTTTACCTCAGGAAATATTTTTTCTAATGAAGGCATGGGATATACAGATTTAAAACAGGCATATGTAGAATCAATTATACCTGTAACTGAAGATGATTATAACAAAATTAAAAAATTTAAAAATGTAGAAGAATATAAAACACATAGAAATAATGTTGATATTACTCCTTTAAAAAAAGAAGAAGCAGAAAGAAAATTGTATTATGAAAAACAAAAATTAGATGAAGAAAATGTTGCCTTGGCATTTCAATATGCTAAACAAACTGAAAAGGCAATGAATAATAATAAAAGTTTTTGGGGATCTTTAAAACAACTCATGAAATAAAATAAAAAAAAATAAAAAAATAAAAAAATAAAATTTACTGGTTTGTTTCTTTAGTTTAATGGCAAAAATAAATTTATTTCTTTTTTTATAATGATTAAATTAAATAATTGGATTTCAAAACTATTCTATAAAAATACAGATAACTCTTTTTTTATTTTAATATATATAGATGTTGATGAAGAATTAACGGATGAATTTATAAAAAAATATATAAATAAAATTATGTCAAAAAATGATATATTAAAAAAAACAATAGTTGAAAAAAATAATTCTATATTTTTAGATGATGTAAAATCATATAATATTAATGAATATATTCAAATTAAACATACACAATTTAAACATTTTGATAGTTATATTTATAATTTATTAAATACTAATTTTGATAAAGATCTAAAATGGGAATCATTATGGTGTATTGATAAAGAAACAAAACAAACGAGATTTTATTTTAAAATACATCATTCATATGTTGATGGATATAAACTAATCAACATATTAATGTCTCCTTTTAAAACAACTGATACTGACATAACTAAAAAATTTCAACGCGATACAAATATTTTTAATAAAATGTATTATTTTTTAATTGGAACTATTCATTTAATTATAACAAATTTAATAATAATAATTAAATCATTGTTTAATTTTAATATATATGATTTTTTTAATGACAATGATGATAAAAAAAATAAGAAAAGTGATTTTATCATATGTAAAGCACTAAATTTTAATCAAATTAAACTATTTACAATAAACCAAAATATAACTATTAATGATTTTTTATATGCATTAATGATAAGAGCTGATAAATTGTTTAGATGTGAAGAAAAAAATTTAGTAATTTCTTCGCCAATTAATATATCTGGAATAAAACAACAAACCAATAATTTTTGTTTTGTATTAAATAGTATAAGTAATTCATATGATAACAATACTTTGTTTAAAAAGGTAAATACTACATTTAACTATTTTAAATATTCTTTATTTATCCCAATTTTAAACTTTATAGTAAATAATGTTTTTTATTTTGTTAATATCAACTCATTATTGAGAACTTATAATGACATTTGTAACAATTTTGATTATGTTTATTCTAATATTATAGGACCAAATACAAAAGATTTTAATATTAAAATTGCTGACATGCATTTTATTATCGCACCAAAAAATAAAGAAGTCGTCTATAATATAGTTTCAAGTAATGAAGAAAATATAAATATTATATGTTCTTTTAAAAAAGGAACTATTAAAAACAAAAAGCTATTTAAAAAATGTATTTATAAAGCATTTAAAGAATTAATTATGACAAGCTAATTATGACAAAGTAAAACGATAACTTTATATAATATTGTTTGAGACATTATATAAAATATAATTTTCGGCATTTTTTTGTTCAAATTTGTTCTAATTTTGTGTTTTGCTGTCAATAGGTGTAATTTATAGTTGCTATACTTACAGCATATAAAGTCACAATTTTTACAATAAAAATTTTCGGCATTTTTTGGCATTTTTTTTGTTCTAATATTAGAACAAAAAAAATGCCTAAATAGTTTTAAAAATTATTAAATTTTAATTTTACAATCACAAATCAACAAAAATATTTTTAGTGTCCTTACCATATTTTTTAATTATGCAGTGAGGGTGCAAAAATTCCCAAGACTTTTTTCCGATTTTCATTTTTGGACATTTTTTTTGTCCAATTTCAAGAATCCGAAAATACTTTTGGAAAAAAAATTCCTCTTTTCCTTCCACTTTTTCTTTCTTTTATGTAAAAATTAAAAATATAAATTATTTTATTTTATAATAATTATGAAAGTACTTATTTACGGACATGGTGGATGGATCGGCAAACAATTTTTAGAAATTTTAAAAAAAAATAATATTGATTTTTTTTGTGGATTTTCAAGAATTGATGATGAAAAAGAAGTTATTCAAGAAATAATAAATATTAACCCAACTCATGTAATCGCTTTTATAGGAAGAACGCATGGAAAAATTTCCGATAAAATTTATTCAACTATTGACTATTTAGAACAAAAAGGTAAATTATTTGAAAATATAAGAGATAATTTATTTTCACCCATATTTTTAGCTGAAATATGTAAAAATAAAAATATTCATTTTACTTATTTAGGAACAGGTTGTATTTTTACATATGATGAAACTCATCCTTATGAAAAAGAAATTAATGGATTTTCTGAATCTTCAATGCCTAATTTTTATGGCTCTTCTTATTCAATAGTAAAAGGTTTTACTGACAGGCTAATTAAATTATATAATGATACAGCACTTAATTTACGTATAAGAATGCCTATTACAAGTGAAAAAAATCCCAGAAATTTTATTACAAAAATAACATCTTATGAAAAAATATGTTCTATTTCTAATTCTATGACAGTATTGCCCGAATTATTACCTTTTGTTTTAGATATGATGAAAAATAATGATGTTGGAACAATAAATTTAACTAATCCAGGATTAATAAGTCACAATGAAATTTTAAAAATGTATAAGGAAATAGTAGATCCATCATTTAAATGGGGAAATTTTACACAAGAAGAACAAAGAACCATTTTAGATTCTGAACGTTCAAATAACTATTTAGATACAACAAAATTAGAAAGCTTATATCCACAAGTAAAAAATATTAAAGATTCTGTTAGGGATTGTTTAATAAATTATAAAATTAATTTGGATAAAAATAAAGAACAAAATTTATTAGTAACAGGAGGGTGTGGATTTATTGGTTCAAATTTTATAAATTATTATTTTAATAAACACACGTTTAATAATATAATTAATTTAGATGCTATGTATTATTGTTCTAATGAAAATAATGTTAATAAAGAAATTCGTGATAATGATAAATATAAACTAATAAAAGGAAATTTATGTGATAAAAGCTTAGTAAATAAAGTTTTAATAAATAATAATATAACGCATGTAATACATTTTGCTGCACAATCACACGTTCAAAATTCTTTTGAAGATTCCATTAAATTTACAAATGATAATGTATTGGGAACACACGTTTTATTAGAAGAATGTAGAAAATATAATAAAATACAAAAATTTATTCATGTATCTACAGATGAAGTATATGGTGAATCGATTAATAGTATTACAGAACAATTTAAAACAGAACATTCAATATTGTGCCCAACAAATCCATATGCTGCTACAAAAGCTGGTGCCGAATTAATTGCACAATCATACGCTCATTCATATAAAATGCCTATTATTATTACACGTGGAAACAATGTCTATGGACCAAATCAATATCCAGAAAAATTAATACCTCTATTTATAAAATTATTAAAAGAAAATAAAAAAGTAACTATTCAAGGAAATGGAACAGCTGTAAGGGCATTTTTACATTCATTTGACACATCTACCGCATTTGAACACATTTTAGAAAAAGGACAAATTGGTGAAATATATAACATTGGATGTGATGAAGGTATGGAATATTCAGTAATGGATATATCAAAAATATTAATTAAAATGATAAAAAAAACAGATAACTATGAGGAATTTATTGAATATATAGAAGATAGACCATATAACGACCAAAGATATTATATTAGTAATAAAAAATTAAAAGATTTAGGTTGGAATATAAAAATAAATTTAATAGATGGACTAACCAGTTTATTATCATATAATGAAAATAACCAAATTTAATTTTTATTTATTATCGTAACAAGTTAAAAACATTGTAGGTATAAATGTATTAATATGGCTGAAAAATCACCTATTTATATATTTCTTGATGGAAGCTATTTTTGTTTTCATAGATATTATTCTTTACTAAGGTGGTGGAAAATTGCTTATCCAGAAGAACCTATTGATGAACCATATCAAAACCAAATATTTGTTGATAAATTCAAAAAAACATTTATTGAAAATCTTCAAAATATACCTAAAAAATTAAATATTGATAAAAATTCTGAATATACATTTATAGTTGGCAAAGATTGTAAAAGAGAAAATATATGGAGAAATGAAATATTTTCAAAATATAAAGCAAATCGGTTACATGATAATTTTATGGGTGGTTCTTTTTTTAAAATGGCATATGAAGAAAAATTGTTTCAAGAAGGAGGAGTAAATTTAGTTGTTAAACATCCGCATTTGGAAGCAGATGATTGTATCGCTATTTTAGCAAAAAATTATATCAATAAATATCCGTCTTGTTCTATTTATATTGTAACAAGTGATAGAGATTATCTTCAATTACAAGAATATAATAATGTAAACATATGCGACTTAACATATAAAAAATTAAGAACGAGTGGTTCTCCAAAAGATGATTTAAATATTAAGATAATAATGGGAGATACGAGTGATAATATTCCTTCTGTATTTCCAAAATGTGGAGAAAAAACTGCGTTAAAATGTTGTCAAGATAACGCTTTTTTTTTAAAGAAAATGAATAATAATGAAGAATACTATAAACAATATGAATTAAATAAAAAACTAGTAGATTTTAATAATATTCCGCAAAATTTGGTTGATGAGTTTTTCTCTAATTTTAACTCAAAGTAAATATAAAAGAAGTTTTACAAAAAATAATTTTAAATAATTTTAAATAATTTTAAATATTTTAAATAATTTAAAATATTTAAAATAATAAAAATTATAATATAATGAGTACTACATTACCTGAAAATAATACAAAAATAAACATTAAATTATTTTTGTTAGATCCATTATCAGTAATCATTAAATTAGCTATATTAGGAAATAAACCTGTTGGAACTAAAATATTAATTCAAAATAATGTTTTATATTTACAAGAACCAGGATTATTTCAAGCATTTTGTAGGTTAATTTTTAATTCCAATAAAACTGATTTACAATATATGTATAACCCAATACAAATAGCTTGTGATAAATTTTTAACTTTAGAAAATATAAATAAAAACCCAAGAATTAAAAATTTATTTATTTGTGCACAAAATGGAATAAAAAAGTTAATTGAAACATATAGAAATTGTTCTATTATTAGTTTATGTTTAAATTATTATTATGTTATTATTTCAAATTATGTTGAAGGTAAATATAATGAAACTATTTTTTTAAAAGATACGATGACATGTTTATATACAAAAGAATTAGTTGAAAAATTAAATAAAGAATGGTCGAACGATAAAATAAAAATTATATTAGATTTAATAACGTTTTTAAAGCAAGATAATATGGCAAATATTAATGTAAAATCGTTAGAAAATATAATAAGTAATATTGATAAAACAAGCCAAGCAATATTTGACGAATTGTAAAAAGTAATTATACTAATATATTATAAGTATGACTAATGTTCCTAATGAACTGAAAATTAAAATAAATACAAGTATTCCAGGATTTTCAACCATTAACTATACGCCAAATATGACAATCCCTAATATTAATGATAAATCTGTATGCTTTAATCCTTTAGTAAAATTAAGTCAAAATGTAATTAATAGTGTTCCAAAAGATAAAAGAGTAGTGGAATTTTTTAATAAGGGGTTATTTAATAGTTTAATTAATTATCACGGATTACAAAAAGTAGTATCTTTAAAATACGCAAAAGATAATGGTTTTATAAATAATAATATTAAAATTACTTTAGAAAATTTATTTCCAATTGGTTCTGTTATATATGTAAATAAACAGCCGTATGTAATAGTTGATTATCAATGGTCTTCGGGTGATTGGGTTGTAGATACAAAAATTACTGAAGCTCAAGTAAATTATTTTAGTGATCCATTAACATATATACAAAAAGGTAAAGAACAATTACAAGAACTTCCAGTTGATTTAAGAGTTGGCGAAAATTACGTTGGACCAATACCAACGACACAACCTCCAGCTTTGCCAAAAGCAGAAGCTAAAGCAGAAGCTAAAGCAGAAGTTAAACAAGAAGCTAAACCAGAAGTTAAACCAGAAGTTAAACCTGAAGTTAAACCAGAAGCTAAACCAGAAGCTAAACCAGAAGCTAAA